TGCGGAACCACCGACCGGAAGCGTTTTTCCGAGCTTGGAGTTCAACTGAAAAGCGGTTCCGCGCAATCCGATGTTGGAATTTCCTTCGCCACCGATGATCCTGACAATTCCGGCGCCGTAACCCTCGCGAGCGCGGGCATGTCCGGACCATTGACAGCGGACAACTCGGCGGACGTTCGGCAACGAGTCGGCGGGCTTCGTGGATTCAATGGAATCATCAGCATCACCCCGGAAATCGGTAGGCCTAGGATTCGGGGGGTAAGAGTCTCCGGGTCCATCGCCGCCCGCGCAACCCTCACTCAGAAATAACATGGCAGCAATCACTTCAACCATCACGTTCGCCGATGGCGATCAAGTCACCAGCGCCAAGCTGAACGAAATCCTTTCAGGATCGTCGTTTGTGGCGGGGGCGATCACTGGGACGACTCTCGTCATCACTGGCGGGGCTTTGAAAGTCGGAACCATCACCAGTTCCGAGATGGGCGCGTTGTCCATCGCCACCGGATCGTTGATTGATGCCAGCGTGACGACGGCAAAGTTGGCTGACGGCTCAATTACCACGGCCAAGCTCGCCAACCTGGCCGTGACCGGTGCGAAGATCGCGGCGGAAACCATCACGTTCTCAAACCTTTCGACCGCAGCCGTTGCCGCACAATCGGCGATGCAGAGCGAGAGCGCCAGTCAACTGGTTGCCGCCGCTACGGCAAAATACTCTCCCGCAGCGGCGAAAGGCTACGGGGAATTCCTCATCACCGGCACCGGGCGGACAATCCGGGCGAACAGCCGGAACATTTCGGGGCTGACGCGGATCGACTCCACCAATACGACCGTCAACCTTGGCGCGAACATGGACAGCGAGTTTTACACCGTCGTTGCCAGCCTCGTTTCGACCGGCACACCGATTGAAGGCTCCGTCACGGTTTACGACAAGGCGGCGGGATCATTCAAACTGCTTCACCCGGCGGAAGGCTCTGGCCGCTCCGTCAATTTCGTGATTTTCGGAAAACTGGCATGACGACCAACCCTCATATTTCCGAAGCGATCCGCACCTATCAGGAGATAGGCCGGGATTTCCACGAAATTATGACATGGCATTTGCTCCACGGGATTGTTATGATCTCGCCGGAATTCATGTGCCTGGGGTATTACTGCCAGCAGGAATCCGCCGCAAATCCTCAACCCTTGGCCGAATCAGACACTGTTTTCGTGACCTACTTCGCCGGAGACATGAGTGCCCAAAAAGCAATCGCCCCGGAAGGAATCGACCTCATCATGTTTGAGCGGAATTTCAAAAACGTCCGGGGAATGCAGGTTTACCGCATGGAAAAATTCAAACAACTCATCAACTAACTGCCATGGGATCACCAAAAGCACCGGACGCCCCGAAAACCGACTACGAGGGAGACATTAAGGATTTCGTCCGTGGAATCCAAGGATCATTGCCAAAAGTCCTTGGGGCGGAAGGCAAGTATCGCCCGAAGTTCACCAACCTGAACAAACAGGACATCGCGTCATTCCTTGGTGGGAAAAACGGCATCGCCGCGCTCGGCGGGCAGTATTCGAAGATCGCAGGGCAACAACTCAACGCGGCGAGGGGCCGGGAACTCAGGCAAATGACCGGCCAGACCGGCGCAACCCGTGGATTGCTGGAATCGTTGTCGCCAGAGTCGGCGGCGATGGTAGCGCAGGCGCAAGAGCAAGCCTTGACAGCCCAACGCAACGCCCAAGGGTTGACCGGACAAGAAGCGCGATCCGCGCAACAATTCGCCCGCGAGGGGTCCGCCGACCGTGGCCGGGTGATGGACAATTCCGCCATCGCCTCCGAAGTGCTCAACCGCGATTCCATCCTTGGCCAGAAACGGCAGGAGGCAAGCGCGGCCACCACGAACGCCTACAACCTTTCCAATTCGTTCTACTCCGCACCAGGGTTGCAGGCGCTGAGTCAAACCCCGCAATCGTATCAGGCCGGGCAGAACTACCTTGGCACCGGATTGGGAGCCATTGGACAGGCTAAGCCTCAAATGATCGACATCGGCGCGGGCTTGAACCTTGGCGCTGCTAACAAGCAAAACCAATTCAACGCGGATTCCACGAACGCGCAGATCGACGCTCAGAATCGGAACACTCAGATTTCAGCGGGTGCGGCAGTCGCCGCTGGTGCGCTCATGGCATTCTCCGACAAGCGTTTGAAAACCGACATCAAGAAAGTAGGAAAGACCAATGAAGGTCTCCCGATTTACACCTACAAGATGAAGGGCGACCAGAAAACGCAAATGGGAGTGATGGCCCAGGAGGCGAAGAAAAAGCAACCGGAAGCCGTGGGCCACAAGGCAGGCGGATTCCTTGGAGTGAGATACGACAAAATCAAATAATATGGCACTCATCGGCGAAAACATCGACCCACGGCTGTTCGTTCAAGACTATTCGGGATACGCCAACGCGGCGAATTCCAACGCTGATGCCATCAGTGGCGCGGTTGGACAAGTCACAAACGCCTACAAGGACTACGGCAAAGAGCAAAAGGAAGCGAAGAACGCGCTCAAAGCTGGCCAAGTCCAAATCGAGGCGGCGATGAAGCTGTTTCCTGACCAGGCCGAATACCTTGGCCAGATCGCCAACGAGTTGAAAAACGAGGACACCCCGCTGTCCGCCCGTGCTGAGATTTCCAAGCAAACCGCCGACTATATTTCGATGGCGGTCGGCCAGAAGCGATACGAGACGGATCAATACTACCGTGAGAAGGAGCTTGGTTTCCGCGAGCGCGACCAATCCATGCAGGAGCGGGAAAGCCAGTTGCGCCAGCATGTCACCAGCTTGAATGTCACCCAAGCGGAAAACGAAATGGCGGCATCCGCGCTTGACCAGCAAACGAAGGCGACCATTGGCCCGGCCTTGCTGGAAAGCGTGATTGCGATGGCCCCGAAGAGCATCGCCGACAGTGTGCGGAGCCAGATGGGCGAATACGACGACGCGGAAAAGTTCTCCCTCGCGAATTCGATCATGGGACTGATTCCGAAAGCCGAGCGCAGGGCCGCGCCAGCCGTTACCGAGGTTCCCGTTCCCGGAGGCACCCAAAAGATGCAGTGGGACGAAACCAGCGGGCAATTTATCCCGATTCAAACGAGCGTTTCACCCGTGGAATCCGGCGATCCAACAAATCCCGATCTTCCGATCTATACGCCCGCCGACGCGACCGACGAGGATCTTAGCGGATTGTTGCCGCCGCTAGGAAGTATTCCGCGCAAAGGCGGGGCCGCGCCGACCGTTGGATTCACCCCCGCAGTCACCCCGGAGGAAGCGACCAAGAAAGCCTTGGAACTCCAAAAGCTTCAAGGCGACGTTGCGGGGCAAAAGGTTCAAGCTGAACAGGCCGCAGCAACTGTCGTGAATAACAAGGTAAAGGCGGAATTGGCATTGGCCTCATTGAAGGAAATCCGCAATCACCCCGGACGATGGGCAGCTACCGGGGCAACCTCGTATCTGCCAACGGCACGCGGTAGTGATGCCTTTGAATTTGAGAAGAAGCTTGATCAGGCAAAGGCGCTTGCTGGAACCATCGGCATCGAAGCCATGCGTGGACTTGGGCCTATGTCCGAGAAAGAATTCCAAGCGGCGAAAGACGCCATCGCCCAGCTTGAACTTGGACAAAAAACCGAGACGATTGAAAAGGAATTGGACAAGCTTATCACGTTGTTTGAGACGAAGATCGGGAGTGCGACCAATCCTGACGGATCACCGAAGACAATCGACCCCGCTGCCGACATTTCGGCAAAAATCCGCGCTAGCCGTGGCCAATAATTATGGCAGAACCGCTCAACAAAGCTCTCAAGCAAGGGGTTGATTACCTTGTCGCATCATCGCCTCCGAGCGCGTTTTCTCAACCGATGATGACGGATGAAGACCCGATTGCGCGGGGCTTGCTGGACGAGATGGGGAATCCAACGTCAAAGGGGGCGTTGTTTGTCGATCTTCAAGAGGCCGGGATGATCGACCCGGACGGCAAGCTTTCCCGGAAAGGCGCGGTTTACGCGATGCCCTATGAGCAAACCTTGAACCCAGAGAATCGGGAAGTCTTCAAAGAGCGGACGACTGACGGTGTGGACGCGCAAAGCTCGACGTGGGGCGAAATGGTTGGCGGTGTTGGCGAAATGCTATGGGACGCCGGGGCGGGGGCCGCTCGCCATGTCGGACTGATGGCACAAGCGTTCAACCCTTTCGACAGCGAGAAGCACGAAACCGAAACGACGCTCAAACGCGCGTTGTCGGCGACTTCGATCATCGACGGGGCGATTCAAGCGACCCAGCAACTTGTCGGCATGGGTGAGGTTGGGGCCGGGCTGGTTGGCGAGCAATTAGGCAAGATGATCGACATGGACAAGGAAGCGGAAAATACGCTTTGGTCCGCCCGTCAGGACTTGGCACGCACCCGATTCCAACAATCCCAAGCAAAAGTTGGCGAGACTCTCGACAATCTCGCCGGGGTAGAGATGGGCATTACCAACGCGGAAACTGCAAAGCGCGACCTTCCACCGGCTGAATACGCGGCCATCGCCAAACAAGGCAACGCCTTCGGCCAGTTTCTTGACCCATCGGTTTTGATTCCAGCGGGAGCGGCGGCGAAGGCCGGGAAAGTCGGGATCATCACCCGTGCCGGAATCCAAGCTGATGCCACCTTGGCAAAAGTCGCAGGAATGGAGGCGAAGCTTGCCGAAAAAGGCGTCCAACTGGCGGCATCCAACCGGGCGGCGACCGTTGCCGCGAATGCCGCCGAGCTGTCTGGCCGGATGGCGGATGAACTCGCTACCCGGTTCGACTCAACCGGCGATCAGGTTTTCGCCCAACGATCAAGGATGGCTCGCGAGGTTGCGGATAGAACCGCGAGAGAATCAGCCGCCCATGGTGAAAACGTGGCGAGGCTGGCAGCGGAATCCGAACAACTCGCGGCAACCCGGCAATCGCTCGCTACCCGGATTCCCGAAGCTGTGGCCGCTAGCACTCAGGCCGCGATTCAAACCGGAAGGGCCGCAAAAAGCATTCCACTAACTGCAATCGGCGGTATGGGCGAGAAAGTCGGAAAATTCCTGATCGACACCAACACCGCGCTTTCCAAGCACGCGGCAGCGCACGGCTATGAGGGAGCGATGAACATCTTGAAATACGGAGTTGCTCCCGTTGCCGGGCTTTCAATCGGCGGGCTTCCAGGTGCGGCTGGCGTTCTTGGCGTCTTGGCATCCGGTCCTGTCATCAACGCAACCAGCAAATTCACCCGGATCGTTGGGCAAGAACTCATGAAGGCGAGGGGGCAAATCCCTTTCTGGCAGCGTGTAGCGAACTATTCCGAGCTTTCCGCGCCTCATCGGTTCATGTCGCATTTGTTGGACACCGCCACTTTGGGCGGGGCTGTTCCAGGCGCGATCCGCCGCACAGCAAGAGGGACAGTCGCCGCCTATCCGATTGACCTGATGTTTGAATATCTCAGCGACGGAGGCGACCCGAACGCCGACACATTCAAGCGGGCGGCAGCGCAAGCATTGGTCATCGGAGGATCAAGCGCCATGCTCGGAGGGATGTTCCAAGGAACCAAAGCTCGCCACCGAGAGCTTGCATTCGGCGACGAGTTGAACTTCCGCCAGAATCTGACAGATCCGGGCCAGCGAGACGCCTTCAACCGGATGAATCCCGGCGTTAGGCGTTCCATCGCCACCTTTTCCGCTTCCAATCCACAGCTTGAAATCCGATTCACCGACCAAGGCGGCGGATCTTACGCCGATGGAGTGGCGACAATCAACCCGCTGGCAAATAACCCGCTGAAGCCGCTGATTGCTCATGAGGTGATGCACCATGTCGTGATCCGCAACCAAAACGAGGCAGGGGTGATCGCGCTCATGCTTGGCGATGGAGAAACGGGCGGGATTCTCCGGGATAACGACGGAACGCTTGATCCGAACTTCAAACAGTTCCACGACGCCTACAATGCCCGGATGATCGCTGAGGGCAGGAAGCCGGTTGACGTGAGCCAAGCCGCCCTAGAATACTACATCGACGCATCAGCCGATCATGTCGCGAGCATCGCTGAATCCGGCGAACTCGGCGCGATCGCCGGAAAATCCCAAGCAGGGCGGGCGATTTCAAAGATCGTTGAGGGGACGGTTCCGAAACTTCCAATTATCCGTGACCTCCACTTCAAACTTGGCGGGCTTCTCGACGGCGAGGGCCGTATGGTCATGGGTTCAGGACTGCTTGCCGATGGAATCCGCGAATCTCCCCAAGTGCGGGCCATGACCCGCCAGATGCTTCGCAATTCATCCGGTCGATCACAAGGACGGTTTCACCCGATGGGCGACGGCAAGGGGCGCAATGACGAGGGAGGCGCGAAGCTAGCCGTTAGCGAAGATACTCCAGCGGTTCTGGACAAGATCGGGGTGACGGTTTTCGAGCGCGAAGCAGGACCGGACGGGCGGCAGCGGAATAAAAAAGGCAAAGATGGAAAGCCGGTCCTGTTATCACGTGAAAAGGACAAGGCGAGGACCGAAGCGGGCCGCGAGGTTGCGGAGATTCTCACCGGCAAGAATTCGAACGCGCTTGACCCCGCTGTTGTCCACATCGACGAATCAGGGGGCATCGTCGGGAATCATTTCTCCGATGATGTTATCGCGGATATTGAACGGAAGGGCATCTATAACCCCGACCAGATCCGCATGATGAGAAACATCAATGACGCGATCCGGCCAGCAGTGAAAACGGATTCCATGGGCAACCCCATGACGGGAGAAGACGGCAAGCCAGTTAGAGAGTTTGCCGGGCATCGCTTTTCGGTGCTTTACCACGCCGCGCTAAAAACCATCGGCAAACGGAAGAAATACGAATCGCTCGCCCCAACGATCCGCGACGTGGTTCCTGTTTCGTGGCTTGTCGCTAAGAACGGCCCAATCAGTTACGGGCTTTTGAACGTGTCGAAGTTGTTCAACAACATTGAAACCAGGCTGACCAGCAAACTCGGCAAGAGGCTTTACGACGGCAACCGCGAGAAGCTTTTCAACGACGTGAAGAACGTCATGGAGCTTCACCGGGCGGACAAAAAAACGGATGCTTATTTCGAGAAAGAATACGGAGCAGCGCAGGCGGACGAATACAAGAAGTTCGTCAATACGCTTTTCGGAGTTATGTCACCTTCGATGAAGGATGTGAATCCGCTCTTCCAAACCGAAAAAATCGGATACGAGGATAACGTCTATCGGACTTTCCGAATCGACCGGACTTCCAGCGCAACCAAGATGACTGGTGATACCCACCTTCCGCTGCCGTTCGTTTATACGCACGCCAAGATGAACCTGATGCCGAACGGATTACCGACTTTAGGACCGGATGGAAAACCAATCGTGAAGGCGAATTATTTTCCGGATGGAACCGTTGAAAAAGAGCAATGAGTCAAACCGCACTAGCAGCCACTGACAATAACCTTGATTCCCTGGAATCCGAAAGGCTGGAGCGTCACGATTATTGGGAAGCCTATCTAAAAGAGTGGACGGACAAAAACACAGTCAGGGCGAATCTTATCGAGTTGAGCAACCCATTTTCAGCAATCACGGCTTTGATGCTTATGGAAAAGGGCGAGTCAAGATCATCAATCGCCAAAAAACTCGGATGGAATTGGATCACAGCATCCAAATTTGAAGAGCGACATACGCTCACGATTCAAGAAAACCGTAAATCGTTCTCCCGCAGATTTGCGATGACGGTATCGTCCGGGCTGGACGTGCTCAATAGGAAGTTTCAGCAGTTAATGGAAGATGATGAAGCGCTTACCAAGGCTGACGTTAAGGGGATCGCGATTGCTGTGGGCGTGATGACCGACAAGGGCGCGATGATGGATGGCATGGCTACTCAGTATGTGGAACACCGGAAGGCCGAGGCAAACGTGGGTGATGCGTTCGATTTCATCATGAAGGCTAAGGAGCGAGCGGCACAAAAGCAAATAACCATCGAAGCTGAAGTGATCCAATGAAGTGGACCGAGCATAAATTACTGCCAATTCCGACTGACGAAGAGGTTTCCGTCATGGAGCCAAACGAGCTTCTTGAGTTTTACAATCTCCGCGAAACCGCAATTCAGAACGAAGCGCAAGACCCCTACTATTTCGGCTACGAGCTGCCAAGCTGGAAGCGCTCATGGGAAATGTGGAAAGACTACAGAATCCTACTGCTTCTTGGAGCGAACAGAAGCTCCAAAAGCGAGTTTGGCGCGAAAACCGTGGTTAGAGCGGCGATGGAAAATCCAAAATCTCTCATCTATTGCTTTTCTCAGAATGAGGAAACCAGCCTGACAGTCCAACAACCAGCCATCTATCGCTACCTTCCGGCAAATCTAAAGACCAAATCCACATCGTCAGTTCAATACATCAGTTACAAGGTGCAAACTGGGTTTGCTGAAAGGTCGCTGATTTTCCCAAATGGATCCCGGATCATCTTTAAGTTCTACTCTCAATGGCAGCAGGATGACAAGATTCTTGAGGGCATGGCCTTAGGGAGTCCTTCGCCCGGCGGATTGAATGTTGGTGCATGGCTCGATGAATACCTTCTCGGCATGGATTTGCTTGATCGCCTCTATCTGCGACTGGCGACCTATTCGGCGCTGATGCTTCTGACGTTCACCCCCAAGGATGGAATCACTGAAACCGTCAACAACTTCATCAAGGATGCAGTAACTATTGAGAGCGGAACCACAAAGGTTCTCAACGATTTGCACGGCATTCCCGAAAAGGAGATTCCCATCACTCAGTCGAACAAAAGAAAAGCGGCGGTCATCGTTTATTTCCACACCGAGCACAATCCTTGGGGCGGCTATCAGGAAGTGGTTGAAATTTGCCGCTCCAAATCAGATTGGAAATACACGATCACGGCCCTTTATGGAGTGCCTACCAAGAGCTACGATACCAAGTTTGCCAAGTTCTCAAAGGACGTTAACGTCGTAAAAAACTCAGCCATCCCAACATCCAACATTACGCGATGGCAGATAATTGACCCCGCTGGGAGAAAGTCATGGTTTAAGTGCTGGATCGCCGTGGACGTGTCTGGGACATGGTGGGTTTACCGTGAATACCCCGGCATAGACATCGGTGAGTGGGCAAAACAGGGGAAAAACGGGAAATGGCTTCCCGGTGAGGGAGCGAAGGGGAGGGGTGAAGGACTCAAGGACTACATTGAGGCAAGCTACCAAATGGAAGGGCGGGAATGCCCGCCTGGGTCAAAAGAATGGGTAGGTGGGGAGGATATTTTCGAAAGGATCATAGACCCGAGACTTTCGGCATCAAAATACCAAAAAGCCGATGGCGAGTCTTCAATCCTTGAGGATTTAGACGAGTTGGGATTTGTCGTGACTCCGGCCCCAGGAAACGATATTGAGGATGGACTGCAAAAGCTCATCGACTTAATGTCCTACGACACCAGCAAGGAGATCGACGGCATCAATCGGCCTCATTTTTACATTTCGGAAGATTGCCAGAACATCATCCAAGCGTTATCAGAATACACGGGAAATGACGGACTCAAGGAAGCGTGGAAAGATCCCATCGACGTTCTCCGGTATGCCGCCATCGCCGACATCGACCACGTTGACCAAAAACAAACTCTAGCCACCGCCCGTTCAACCGGGGGGTATTAACATCATGACAACCTCACCAGAATTCCAGAAATACAAAGAGTCCTGCCCGATTCACAATTCAAAGATGACCGTCGCGGAATTGTTGGAGACGCTTGAAAATCGGCTTTTCGAATATAACCGCAAATTCAATACCGCGAATCCTGAGAAATACAAATCCATTCACCTACCGGAGATCAGGCGGCTATCAAAGGTTATCGACGGGCTTACGGAAGCGTTTGAGGAACTTCAAAAGGAACCATCATGACCGATCAAAAAATCAGACAAAGCGAATTTGCGGAAAAGCACGGACTCACGTCGCCGCAAGTGGTGGAACTTCGCCGGTTATATTTGAATGAAGGAACGGACTTCTGGAGTGAAGGAAGGGCCATTTTCTGGAGTGAAGATGCGGCGACGATGGTGGAATCGCTATTCAGCCCGTCCACCGGAATTCCGACCGACCCCGAACTCCCTCCAACGGCAGAAATGCCCGAAGAAATGTCCATGGATTCTCCTACGGAAACCGTGGTTCCAGATGAACCCACGGCGGAAAATGTCCCTGCCGAAGTCCCGTTAACCGTCCGCGTCACCAAACGCGCCCGCAATTACGCTTTCGTTTACGCCGAACTCAACGGCGAGCGCATCGCCGTGAAAGTCGGCAAGAAGTCCCGCAAGAATCTGGTAGGTAAAACCGTGAACGTCATCCGCGAAAACGTAAACGATGAAACCACTTACACGCTGATTCCATGAGTGACTTCGACAAATTCAGGATGGGGGTGCTTGCGGCAGTTAAAGCCGCCGGTATCACCGGCAAGATCAAAGTCCAATCACCACTTGGCAATTTCAGCATCCAAATCAGCACTCTTTAAAAGTCATGACCGAAGACACCGACGAATCCTTGACCTACGTATCCGCGAAGCCTGACATTAAGGTTCTTGCGGATGCTTACACCGAAGCGTCGGACAATCTGAGCGACTACTTCCAGACGTGTGAGACGAGCTACGACGACCGACGCAACCTATGGGCTGGCAAAACGGATGATCTCCGCAAGGGTGGGGCAACCGCATTCCCGTGGGTTGGCGCGTCGGATCAGGAAGTCAACGTCGTTGGCGAGCGGCTGGATACCTACGTTTCCCTTTTCGACCAAGCCTTGCAGCGTTCGCACATCAAGGCGTTTCCTACCTCCGTCGCCACCATGGCCCGCGCCGCCGTGGTTTCTGTGTTCCTGAAATGGATGCGCTCAACCTACATCCCGGACTTCAAAGGCCAAATGGAGCTTGGCGGAAACTACCTGCTCGAAAAAGGGCTGATGATTTCATACGTCGGATGGAAGCGGGAAAGCCGGACCTACCTCCAAAGCATGACATTGGATGAAATGGTCGCAGCGATGCCAGAACTTGAAGAGATCATCGCCGACCCAGCCAACGATGAAGACTTGGCGGCATTCCTTACCCAAGCGATGCCCGCCATCACCGAGAATCGGGCGAAAAAGGCAATCAAACAACTCCGGGAAACCGGAGCGGCAGAAATCCCGATCCCCCGCATGTCGGTGGATTGCCCGATTGTCCATTCGTGTGCACCAGACGGCGAAGTCATCATGCCGAGCTACGTCACGGACCCGCAACGCTCGCCGTATATCTTTTGGAAGACGTTCCTCACCCCGCAGGAGCTTGAAAAAAAGGTGACGGCGGAGGGATGGGACCGCAAATGGGTGGATCACGCCATTGCCAACCTGAAAGGCGTCGATTCCAACAAGGCCACCGACCGGAACACCACGCGGCGGCTGACGATGGACGACGATCAAATCATGGTCATCTATGGTCATCAGCGGTTGATTGACGAGGAAGACGGCAGCGAGGGGATTTACCGCACAGTCTTTCATCCAGACGTTACTGACAGCTTCGCCCATCACGAACTGATGAACGGATATGACGATTACCCCTTCGTCTTTACCCGGCTCTCCCGCGATCAGGCGAGGTTTTACGAAAGTCAACCGATGACCAAATCCTTGCGCGGCCCGCAAATGCAGATCAAGACGGAAGTGGACAGCCGGGTGGACCGCGCCAGCATTTCGACCCTTCCCGAGCTGATGCACCCCGCAGGCCGCGCCCCAACGGATCGCGGACCAGGCCGGATGATTCCCTATCGGCGACTTGGAGAGCTGGCTTATTTGCCAATCCCGCAATACGACCGGGGAAGCCCGGAAATAGAAGGAACCATGAGGATGCAGGCAGACCGAGCCGTGGGCCTTGACATGGACAACCCGCTGGCGATGGCGCGGCAACAATTCTACGTTTCCAAGTTCCTCGATCATGTCCGGGACTGTTTGGCGATGGCGCTGAAACTCTATCAACGGCTAGGGCCGGATGAGGTTTTTTTCCAAGTGACCGGCATCGCCGATCCTCAGACGATGACCAAAGGCGACCCGGACGAAAACTATTCCATCGTCGTCGCATTCGATTCGATGAGCACCGACCCGGAAACCGCTGAATTGAGAGCAAAACAAATGGGGTCACTGGTGCAATTCGACCGCAATGGACGGATCGACATGGATAAGTTCCTGGAGTTCACGGCGATGAGTATCGACCCCGTTCTTGCGGATTACATCTTGCAACCGAAGGAAGTGGCGCAAGAGAAGATGGCCAAGGATGTAACCGACGACTTGACAAAAATCTCAGCCGCTATCGAGGTTCCCGCCCGCCCGAACGGTGCGGCCATGGCGTTGCAGATCATTCAAGGATACGCCCAGCAACCAGACGTTGCTGCCCGACTCCAACAGGACGAAGCCTTTGCGGAACGGCTCAGCAAATACGCTGAACAATATTCCTTCCAGATGCAGCAGGCGCAGAACGCGCAAATTGGACGCATCGGCACCGCGCCTGCCGAAATGGGCGGCGTGAACACCCAACAGATGGACACATGAGCGAATTCCCAAAACCAACCCTTCAAGCCGCCGTCAAGGAGCTTGCCCACCGCGACGAGTTCAAAACCATCGTCGGATTCATCCGGGACGAGCGTGAGGCGCTATTCCTCGACCTTGGACCGGCTGAGAACCCTTTCGAGGTGATGAAGATCGCCGGGGGGATCGGCAGGCTCACCGAGCTTTTACAGACGCTGGACCCACCTGGCTGACATTTTCCGGGGACAAAATGTGTGTTTCATGATTGGGAGAGAGCGGGGGCGCATACCCCCGCTCTTTTTTGTGCCTGATTCACAAACGCAACAAACGTGCATTTGCAACAAACTTGCGTTTTCAGTTTGACCTGAACCCGAAAAGTCTCCATTCATTAACCATCGCCACCGCCAAGGCGTAAAAAAAGGTGTTATGAGTGACCAAGCAAAGCCATCGCCGGAGGCTGAAAATACCGACGCACCATTATCCGAAGAAGCGTTCATCGCCCGACGGATGCAATCAGCAGAAGCCCCGGAAACGGAGGAAACCGAGGAGCCAGAATCAGCGGAGGAAGAACCCGAAAACGAGGACGCCGATGAGGCATCCGAGGATACGGAGGAAACCACTGAGGATGATGACGCTACCGAGGAACCCGAAGCGGAAGGGAATCAGGAGATAGACCTTGAGTCGTTGACCCCTGAGCAGATCCAACAGCTAGCCAAGAAAGGGAAATCCCGGTTGCTTCAACGCATCGGGGAACTGACCGCGAAAAACAAGGCGCTGGAAGATGTTGCAAGGGCCAATGCGAAACCACTACCAAAGCCAATCGCGGACAATCCTTTCTCATCGCTTAAAACGCGGGAGGAAGTGGAAGCCAAGATCGCGGAGTTGGAGAAGGTCGCGGAGGATACCGACAGGATTCTTGATGACCATGAGGACTACGGCGCAGACGACGTGATCCGACTTGGAAATAAGGAGTTCACGAAAAAGGACATCAAGACCGCCAACCGGAACGCCCGGAACGCGCTGCTCAAATTCCTGCCAGCCCAGCAAGCGGAGATCGTCAGAAGCGAGCAACGCAAGCAGATGGAGGCGGAATACACGGCGGCGATTCCACTGGAAATCCCGGAGATCGCGGACGCGGAGTCCGAAGTTTCGAAGACCTATCAAAGTTTCATTGCTGATCCGCTCGTTGATGAGATCAAGCGCAGCGTGCCTGAAATCGCCCCGCAAATCGGGTGGCTACTGGCACATGCGGCCCGCTCCATCCGAATGCCTAAGATCAAACCAAAGACCAGCGCACCAGCGCCGGGAGTCATCCCCAAGCCAAGACCGGCGGGGAACCCGGTTCCAGCAGGTGCGGCAAGGTCTGGAGTCGATCAAGCAGGCCGGAAGATGGAACAGGCGCGGAAAGCTTACGAGGAAACAGGATCAGAAGAAGCGTTGGTCGCCGCAAGAATCGCAAAAGCCAGGAACATTTAACTACTCAAACACCATGCCAGCTTCAACCACCTACAATCCGACCCAGACCGTTCGCAGCGGCGTCGGGTCCGCAGCCAGCAACCGCGAGGATCTTTCGTCCGAGCTGTATTTGCTTGCTCCCGAAAAAACTCCTGTCTTCTCGCTCTGCAAGAAGAACAAGGCAACGGCAACCTTCCACGAATGGAACATCGACAAGCTCGATGACCCGGCAGCGGATGGCGTCAACGAAGGCGAGGACGTTTCCTCGTTTGACGACAAGTTTAGCGGCCTCGCCCGCGTCGGCAACTACGTTCAAAAATTCCGCCGCAGCGCCAAGGTTTCCGACATTCAAAACGCGGTGACCAGCGCAGCCGCCGTCAACTACGCCAAGGCGGAAGTTAAGGCGATGCGCGAACTCAAGCGCGATGTGGAATACGCCATCTGCTCGGACAACGAGATGCAGCAGGAGAACGGCGGCGGATCGCCTTACAAGCTCCGGGGACTCGGCAAGTGGATTCAAGCCACCGCCCAAGCCACCAACGCGGTTCCGACCGACTACCTGACGCCATCGGCCAGCATCCTCACCGCTGCTCCAACCGAGATCACCCTCAACGACGTGATTGCCTCGATCTTCACCGAGAACGGCGAAACCAACAACCTGACCGTTGTTGCCGGGGTCACGCTCCGCAAGCGCATTGCCGAGTTTACTCGCACCGATAACAACGCATCGGAAACGGTTTACAACGTCATGCAGGACGCCACCGCGAAGAAGGTCACGCTCGCCGTGCAAATCTTCGATTCCGACTTCGGGCTTCTGTCCATCGTCAACGGCAATCCGAAGTGCCTCCCGGCTGCTACCCGTGGATACGTGCTCAATCCGGCATTCATTGGATTCTCCAGCTTGATCGGCTTCGGCTCGACCAAGCTCGAAAACCAAGGCGGCGGTGATCGCGGATTCTGCGACATGACCGGAACGCTGGAGTGCCTCCATCCGAAGGCTCACGGCAAAATCGCTTACTAATCCCTACCAGAAAGAACCAAGACAATGCCTATTCTAGCAAATAACGAAAATCTGGTCGAAACCTACGCCATCGAGCTTGATTACCTCGCGCTCCAAGCCATCGGCACCGCCGGGACCAAGATCATCGGCAGCATACCTATCGGGGGCGCTGTCACGCTCTGCGGAGTGACCAACAACCTCGACATCGCGGGATCATCCTCGCTGGTCGTGGACGTTGGCACCACCCTTGCCGACCCTGACGAGTTCATCAACGCGCTCGACGTGGACGCCATGACCGTGGGACTCACCACATGGAACACCGGCGACTTGATGCTGCAATCGGCGGGAACCACCGTCACCCTCGGCGGAATTACCCCCGTCAAGTCGGTGAGCGCAGTTACCCCGATCTACATCAAAGTGACCGACGCTGCTATTGCGTCCATCACCGCAGGCAAGATCGTCATCGTGCTTCAGGTGCTCAACCCGCTGAAGTTCGCAGGTTAACCCAAACCACCCAAGCGGGGGGTTGGCTGGAATTGCCAGCCTCCCGCTTTTCTTTTTTCCGATGATTGAAACGCTATCAGAAGGGGAGTTGACGGAAAATCTCTTGCGAGAGCTTCGTTGGGGACGGCAGGTCAAACAGTCCTTTGAACAGATCCGCGAAGCAGATGCCGGAAGGGAAGCCTTCGCCGCTCGCGGGCATAAGTCGATTCCAGGAATCGGCAAGCTCGCCGCCGTTGTCCCTGCTTATGAGTTTTTCACGATCCGCGAGAAATACGGCCCGGATTGCTGGCATGACAAGGAATTCATCCGCGATTTTCAAAGGCTTGAACCAACGATGGCAGCTAACAAAGTCTGATGGAAACAAGAACCTACGCCGACCTTTTCGAAACCATCGAAGCCTTGTGTGGCGTATCGTTCGCCGCCGTGGAACAACCACGCATCCGCGCACTGGTCAACCGCCGCGCCACCAAAGCTTATCGAGCGACGAACTACTGGCCGCGCTTTCTCGTTGTCGGCGAAGAGCGCGTCGTTACTTCCAGCGTGATTCCTTACGAAGAGAACTCGATTGATTCAATCGACACCTTTCTGCGGATTCACAAAACCGCACCCTATTACTCCGCAACCGCCCAGGACTTCGTTTTCCACGTTGGAGCCAGCGGGGCCACTCTTGTTTGTGGCGACCTTGATCCTGAGTCCGCATTCGTGACCTACAAGAGCCAGCACACGGCGCTTTATGGAACCAACAGCACCGACTCCACCGACGTTCCGAAGGAGTGGTTTGATTACATCGCCCACGGCACCTATTCCGATTTCATGCGCGGCGAAGGCCAGCAGGAAAAGGCCGCGCTCGCCGATGCCGAAGCCATGGAGATCCTGACAGACGAACTCATGCGAGCCGACGAGCAAACCCCGCCATTCCTGAAAAACCGGATTTCCACCAACGCCAACCAACAATCCCGCTAACCGAAAACCACCATGGCCACCATCCAGCCCTTCACCGTCCTGACATTGGACGGCAACTATGAACTCGCCACCCGAGCGGGGCATGAACATATGCTCACGCTCAAAGGCACATTCGACGGCGCAACCGTCACGATGACATACCTCAACAACGCGACCGGCACCTACACCTCGGTTGACGGCGGGGCATGGACGGCGGAAGACGAAATCCGTTTCCATGCTCCATCCGCCATGATCCGGCTTGCCGTCACCAATGACGGGGCTAGCACCTCGATTGCGGTCAACCTCCTACCCATCTACACCCGATGAGCGGCATCATCAATAACAGCAGTGGAGTAAGTGAGTCTCAACTCTCCACCACGGGGGGGGCTTCGAAAGTCCCGCAGTTTGCGAGTGACGGGACTTTAACCACTGGCACCCTGCTGGCCGATGCCAGTCCAGGAACGTTCGCGGATCTTGGCGCGGGGAATGTCATCTTCCCGGATGCACGAGGATACCTCTGGCGCACCGCTGAAGGGAGCAACCTTGCCTTGGCCTTTTACTCCGATGGTCACGATGTAGGCGGCGGAGAACTGTATTTCCAAGCCCGAAACCGGATTTGTTTTAATTGGGGCGGGTCATCCGGCGATGGTGGTTTCCAAATGGGGACCGCAGCGGCGAGAACGAAAGAATGGCTTTACTGGCGTGCCAAAGGGACCGGCACCGCAGGGGATACTCTCCGGGAGAGTATGCCGCTTTCTTACCAAGGTTCGAGTTACAACGGGGGATCGCCAGTAAACTCTTGGATCAGTGTCCAATATGTTCCTGGAGCTGCTGGGACAACAGGATCTCTCAATCATCATTTTTATACCGGTAACACCCCCACGGATTCCGATGGAAGGCTCGCCGGGACAAACTCGTTCGCGATGACCGAGAGCGGGATTTCGCTTCCCACCGGAAAAACCGTGACCTTCGCGGATGGTGGATCTATCAAGCACGGACCGATTTTCACGAAGCGGGCAACGGATCAAACTTTTACCCAGTCATCTGTCACGCCGCAGGACACGGGGATCGAGGCCGTGCTCATCGCCGGAGTTACTTACAAGATCGAGATTTTCACAAACTGGACGTTTACCAGCACGGAAGGTTGCCGACTGCATCTCGCCTACTCCGGAACGCTCGCGCCATCGGGTGGCACTTCATGGCTCACCGGAGGCGGCACGATCTCTAACTGGAATGGCATCTCAGGAACATCGGGAGCGGATGGGTTCAATTCCGACCTGACGAAAACCGGGGTCTCCACCACCCAGATTGGAACTTGCATGATTTATACGGCAACCACAGGCGGGACTTTAAAATTGCAAGGAGCGCAAGCCGTTTCCGGCGCGACTAACACCGTTCTCAAAGCTGGCAGCTACATGATCGTCACGCCGCTCTAAAAAGTTCGGGGTATAACACTATGAAAATTATTGGTGTCTCCGGTATTATTTCCATAGTGGGTAACTATGGGAGTAATCCGGGGACCGCTCCAACTTTTAGTGCCGCCCCCGTCGTGAGTGGCGCGACCACGCCGGGGGCTACGCTGGCGAGGACATTGGGAACCGCGACGAGCAGCATCACCGGGGCATGGTTCAAGAATGGATCAACAACCGGAGTGACCACTAGCACGTATTCGTCAACGGTTGACGGTGACGATATGTTCTGGCGTTCATCCGCCACCAATGCCTATGGGACGACGACTTCGGATTCCAACACGGTTTCAGTGATCGCGTCCGCGCCATCAGAAGGGCAGTCAATCGACATCACCGGCATTGACCAAAGCTTGTTGGAGGATGGTTTCCGGTTGGAATCGTCAACAACCAGCGATTCAGGACCATGGGACGAAGTGGACACGTTCGCCTCACTAACCGGAACCGGCGATCCCATCGAACAAACGGTTGGAGGATTCTCGGATAATACGAAATACTGGCTTCGTCTCGTTGCTGAGAACGGCGACGGGGAGAACGCCACCGAAGCCTTTGAAATCACCACGCGACCCATTGAAGCGCCAAGCGGCCTCACCGCGACGATGGTTGACGATACCAGCATCCTCTATGAATGGACCGAACCGGACGATTTGCCGCTCGGGGGATACTTCATCGAACACCGGACATCCGGCGCGTGGGAACCTCTCATCAACCTGGCGGTTGGTGCGACGAGCTACACCGCTACCAGTTTGCAGCCCGAGACAACCTACACCGCCCGCGTCCACTCCACTAACAGCGGTTCAAGCTTCCCGTCCGTGTTGACCAGCAACGAAGCCAACGCAACCACCGACGCGGCCCCGCCAGTCATCGGCGACACATTCGACGGCACAGGGGCGCTGAGTGCGAATTGGACGATTCTGGCAGGAACCGACATGGTGCGGGATGCTGGTGAAGTCATTTGTCCGGGAACCACCGACGTGAACTATGTGGTCTGGAATGACGACGTTCTCAACCCTGACCAATGGGTGCAATTCACGATCCGCAACGATGAAGGAGATTCCCAAATTTACTTCGGACTGTGGGGCCGCTTGGCCGATGATGAAGTCACTGGCTACTACTACAACTTCAACACGAATAACAGCGCCTACCTGAACCGGGTGAACAACGGAACGGAAACCCTGATCGCCGGACCGGAAGCCCACGCATGGGATGCTGGCGACATCTGCCGCGTCGAATTCGAGGATGTGGGGGCTGATGTTCAAATCCGAATCTACAAGAACACGGTGCTTGTGGACACCTTCCTTGACACCGGCTCCGTCATCGCATCCGGCAACGCTGGGATTGGAATGCTATCCTTCGCGACAACGATCCGCTGCGACGATTTCCTCTGCGGCAACCTCTAACGACCATGGCGACGACCACCACCAAAAACGCGATCACCTGGACATGGACGGAAGACCGGACCATCGGGCAGTATTGCAACGGCGATTGGTGGGTTGTAGGGCCGATCACGCTAACGGCGATCACCCGCCCGCACGCCAACGCCCGCCGCGACGGGTCCATCCTTGGCCCGACGAATCTGCCGGCAACGCTTCCGATGCATGCGAGTCTTTTGTTTTCTAATAACATTCATTCGTTCGTAAAGCTATTGACC